TCCTCGTAGGCCACCTTCATCTGATCAAGATCAAGAACAGAACCTGATGAAACGTTGTCCTCCAACACACCATGCACGATGTTTCCGAAGAACCGCAGGAGCCGAGAACATTCTCGGTTCTTTTTTGATGTACGAATAGAAGTACTTTGATGGACACATTTCGTATGTGTCTATTCTTGAATAGCTAAATTCAGATAGTGTGAGCTTTTTAAGTGGATCTATGTCTGATATGTTTTGGATGATCATTATCTGTCTTTGTCTACCTCTGAAACTACTTCTCCGTTCTGGTTAAAAATAGTTCCATTCTCATCCATTATGTATCCAGTATGAATGTTCTTGTATTTACCTTCGCCCAAGGCAATCCAACCGGCTATCTCCATACTCCATAAAGTCATCTTCTAAAACTGGCCAACCCATATAATCTCCTATTCGATATCTATCTTGAGGTTTTCGATTTGGTCTATATTGAAATAGTAACTTAATATTCCATATAGGTCACGCAGTTCCTCATCAGAGGCATAGAAACCAGCTATGCCAGACTGTATAAAGAACTTTGCCTGGTGATCCTGGATTGCGCTCATGTCGTATTCTATGAGCTTTATTTTGCCCAGTGATACTCTACCTATTTCCGATTTTTTCATTTTATTACTCGTCCACTATTGTGATTGGATCCCAATTTGGATCGTTCATTTTTTCTCTCATGTCATTCACATAAGAATCCCAGTCTCTTTCATCCTGAGACTTCTTGATATATTTGACTTCACCTTTGAATGGATTAGTCTTGAATCTAGTCATTAACAGTCGACCCTCTTTGGTCTTCCATCTTAGAACGCCATTCTTGCAGTCGCAGTAGTCATCTTTGTCAGGATCGATGCATCCCTTGGGATCGTATCTTCCACTGCAGCTGCCGCACTTTGTGTATCTTCCCTTGTCTTGGCATCTATTGCAAGACGAGCAGAATACCCAGCACTCTTTTGTTGTTGGATTTTGATAGAAATTACCGGTTGTCATTGTGTTGTCTCCACTAATATTTCTTCCAATTTACCTTTGATTGTTAATGATGTTTTCTTATTGAACTTAAACGTAAACTTCTTTCCTCCGTCTTTGTATGACAGGAAGACATAAGATCCACCATCTTTTTCTTTTATTATATCATACAATCTTTTAATTGTATCTTTATCTATTTGCGAATCTATATCTAGATATATTGGCGTTCCACCAGAAAAATTTGAAAGATCTAGCTTTTCACATGAATTGAAGATTATCTTTGATATAACGTTTTCATCATCTCCATCTTTTGATAAAGATCCGCTAATTGTAACTACATCGCCATTCTGGAAGAAGTCGTCACCAAAGTTCTTTGACTCTCTGGGGAACACTATTACCTCTATGTCAGATGATATATCCTGGATGCTAAATTTAAACATCTTAGCACCTTTCTTTGTTATCATCTTCTTGGCGTCGGATATAATGCCTCCAATCACCACCTTCGATCCAGCTGGCAACTCGGGAACTTCCACTATTTCATGACTAATCTTTTTAAATAGAAGATCCCAAACGCCGTCAACTGGATTCTTCGATACATAGATGCCGAGTTCTTCTTTTTCCTTTTCAAGAATATTGAGTTCAGTCTGTCTTCCAAAGTCAGTATCCATTGCGTAGGTTGCCAATTCGTCAAGAGCACCTGCATTGACGAGGTGTTCTATTGTTGACTTCTTAAGCACTGCTGGATTTGTTCTTCTAAAGAAGTCGTATATTGTTTTGTATGGATTATCAGAATCTCGAGATGAGAGTATTGCTTCTGACACTGCATAGCCAATCCCATTGATTGCAGATAAGCCAAAGATTATTGTACTGTCATCTATTACGGCAAAGTCTTCAACTGATTTATTTATTGAAGGACTTAAAACTTTTAAATCCATCTTTCTGCAGTCTGCAAGATAGATTGCAAGTTTGTCCTTATTTCCTGTAACAGATGAAAGAAGTGCAGCCATGTATTCCGCAGTGAAGTTCGTCTTCAGATACGCAGTGATGTATGAAATCATGGCGTAACTTGCGGCGTGAGCTCTGTTGAATCCATAACCACCAAAGTACTCAATGTCAGAATATATTTTGTTGGCTTTATCTTCGGAGATTCCGGACTTCTCTACACATCCTTTTACAAACTTACTTCTAAAGAGTGCAATCTTGTCCATCAACTTTTTACCAATAACCTTTCTTAAGTCATCGGCTTCTGCGGAGCTAAAGCCAGCTAGCTCTCTTGCTACGCCAAGAACATCTTCCTGATAAAGCATGATGCCAAGCGATGGCCCTAGAACTTCTTCTAGTGATGGGTGATCATATTCGATTGAGGTTCGAGAATGCTTTCTTGAGACATAGAGCTTATCCATGCCAGAGCCCATCGGACCAGGCCTATACAGCGATATAAGAGCCATGATATCTTCGACGCCTTGAGGCTGCATCTGCACCATTAGCTCTCTCATTCCAGATGATTCAAGCTGGAACACTCCTATAGAGTTGCCTCTGCATAGTTCATTGAATGTTTTATAATCATTTAGCGGGATTTTATCTACGTCAATCTCAATGTCTTGAGTCTGCTTGACGAGCTTAATGCAGTAGTCAATGACACCTAGGTTTCTAAGACCAAGAAAGTCGATCTTTAGCAGTCCACACTGCTCTACTCTTCCCATGTCCCACTGCGTTATTACTGGGCTATCTACACCCTTTTGCATGATGGGCAAATATTCTGTTAGTGGATCTCTTGAAATCACGACACCAGCTGCATGCATTCCCGTCTGTCTAATCAGACCTTCCAATCCAAAAGCAGCTTCTATAATCTCTTTGGCTTCAGGATCTTTTTTGTATAGATCTGAAAACTCTGAAACTTCCATGCACTCTGAAAGAGACTTTGATACACCAAGAACTGGTGGCGGTACAAGCTTTGCTACCTTATCTCCAGAAATAAACTCGTACGCAAGTGCTCTTGCAGCGTCTCTAATGGATTGTCTTGCACCCGTCTTATTAAAGGTGCAAATGTGAGCAACCCTATCTGTGCCATATTTATTTCTTGCATATTCAATGACTCGATCTCTGTGCCTATCATCAAAGTCTAGGTCGATATCAGGCATTGACTTTCTGCCTTCAACCAAGAATCTTTCAAACAAAAGACCAAACTTTAACGGATCTAGATTTGTGATGCCAAGCGCATAGGAAAGTATGCTCCCTGCTGCAGAACCTCTTCCCCAACCGACCCTAATGCCATTGGACTTAGCCCATTGAACGAGATCAGATACTACCAAGAAATACTCTGGATAACCCATTTCTTTTACAACTCTTAGTTCGTGCTTGGCTCTATCTAAAACATTCTCTGGTAGGGGATCTCCATACTTTTTCTTTAGTCCCTCCCACGCAAGTTCTTCTAAGTGGTCTTCTGTAGATGTTTCTTCTGGTATTGGGAAGTGCGGGAAATACAGTTCGCCAAACTTTAAGTTGACATCAACCATGTCGTTGATGTGCATCGTGTTGCTGAGCCAATCTTCTGGAAAGAGATTTGCCATTTCATCATATGACTTAAGATAAAAGTTATCTCCACTAAATGAGAATCTATTTTCTACGTTTATATTTGAGTTAGTAGAAACGCACAACATGATGTCATGAGCTCTAGCATCTTCCTTGTGGACATAGTGACAGTCACCAGTAGGAACTATCTTTGCACCTATTTTTTTTGCTATCTCAATCAGCTGCGGGGTGATTTGAGCCTGCTCACTTAGTCCATGATCCTGTATCTCTATAAAGTAGTTTTCTTTTCCAACTATCTCTTGCATCTTTGCAGCGGTGCTGAGTGCGAAGTTAAAATCGCCTCTCAGTAAAGCTTGAGAAACTTCGCTGTTAAGGCATCCAGAGAGAATGATAATTCCATCAGAATACTGAGATATAAGATCGTGGTCTATTCTTGGCTTGACATAATACCCCTCTAGATACGATCTAGATGACATCTTTATGATGTTGTGATAACCTGCATTGGTCTTGGCAAGAATGGTTATATGGTATGGACCTCTTTGTTCCCATTCGTTCTTTGCTGGACCAGATCTTTCTTCTTCGTCTCGATCAAGTCTGGTTTTTCTAGCCTGATAAAACTCAGAACCAAGTATCGGCTTCACTCCGATGGAAGTTCCTGCATCGTAAAAGTCAAGCCATGAGTGAATGTTGCCATGGTCTGTAGTTGCAAGACCAGACATCCCCATTGACTTGGCTTTTGACAAATATTCTTCTACTTTTCCATGTCCATCTAGCATCGAGTAGACGGTATGGTTATGTAGATTGGTCCAGTTTTTCAACTAATTCCTCTTTCCCTATCTGAACTGTCTAACGAATTATCTCTGGTTTCTCTATATGTGATGATCACGATGCCGCCGCAATACTTGCATGGAACTGGATGACCGGCGTGAGCAAAAGGATTATTCTCCATGTAACTCATAGGTTGATCCGACTTGCATTCAGAGCACGTGCCAATAACATCATCTGGATTTTTTATCGCCATTTTTCTCTTCCTTTTTCTTAGTAGAGTATGCGTACCTTATTGGTGATGGAGATGACTTCTCTGAAGTTTCAAGAAACTTTCCACCAACTTGTACCCACTTATTCTTTTTCTCCAAAGAGCAATCTCCACATCCAACTCCGGAAGCATTTGCTCTTTCGCAAGTAAACGGTCTGCCGCCAATTCCAAGCTCTCTTCTTTTGATCCAGTCATTTATGTGGGCAGAAGATTTATCAAAAGAGTAGTCAGAACAATTGCTGAGTATTTCGTGCAAAAAATTTATTGATTCTTCTGTATATGTAAGTATGGAACAGAGAAACAATCTTGCCTCATGTTCAAGAAACTTCTTTTGTTCTGCCTGCTCTTTTAGTCTGGCAACTGCTTTGCATCCGTTGAGTAGATGGTTTCTATCAAAGATTTTTTCGCCTTGATTGAGGTTCTTAAAAGCACTAGATCCATACTTATTGAAGTGTTCAAGTGGATCAACCTTTTTCTTACTCGCCTCTTCCATCTCATACATATTCTCTCTATACCACTCGTTAGCTCTATAGCTAAAAGATTGATCAGCGATCTCAAGCGACTGAGGAGATTTTGAATACTCAATAATTGCAGAAGTCCCGCTTCTAAAAAGCGTCTCATCACCCAATGGGTTTAGCAGTGTTTTATGCAGGCGTGTTGACTGGTGAATCGAACCAGGAAGTCTCCACATTCGTCTAAGGTCATAGACGCTAAAATCCAGGCTATCAAGAGATAGCTTTTCCTTTAGTTTTGATGCTATATATCTGAATGCCTTTGGCAGACCATTGCCTGGATTTATGCCAAGGCTCACCGGCTCGCACTCTATGTGGAATCCCTTTTTGCCGGTAAAATATACCGCTATTGATTCTGACGGAGCATACTTATTAAGATATTCATAGAGAGCAGTTGCATCCTCGTATGCCTTGTTGAAGTCAGCGTTGTCGAGATCAAAGTACAGAGGTCCGAAGCCTAGTTGCCTTATCCAGCTCATCTGTATTATATGCAAATACAGATGAGTATATGCCAATGTTCTTGTGCTTATTTGCATAAGCAAACACTTCTGGCAATTCTACTATCAAGTCTTTATCTCTCAAGACTCTCTCTAGATTTGGAACATACCTAGCAACCTCGTAATACTTCCAATCAAGTAGAAACTTGTTCTCTTGTGTTATCTTCATGATACTTTTGTGTTACCGATTGTCTGCGTCGAACTTGTATAGATTGTATTTGGGATGGGAAAAAGAATCTGAATGAGTCCTATAATACACGGACTCATCTATGAGGTACTCCATCTTCTTTATGAGAGTAAATCTCTTAAGAAGAATATTTGATTCACTTGTTGTCATGGCTCCATCTAGATTCTATCACATTGTCACCGTCAATCATCAGATGCATCTTTGATGCAACGTTGTCAGCAAGGTGCACGATCATATCAAGATAAGTTATTGGGGTTGTTTCTGGCACAGGCGACCATGGCCCAAGGTGGCATCTGACCAATCTTAGAATTGACTGGACGGCATCTTCTGACAAGAAGAGTGTAGATGATTGTGACTCTGAAGCATATTTCTTATCGTCCTCTTGACACTTTTTAACAAATAAACCGACCGTATATGGATGCATTGGGTCATATCTGAAGTTGCCACTATTCTCATCTTTTATTGCCTTAGTTATATCGTGGATAAGACTTGCAGCAATCACCATATCTTTTTCATCTTGCGGCAGTGAATATGAATCAGATATTGCACAGGCAATTCTTACCACTCTTTTTGTATGTAAGACATTTCCACCAACGCCTCTTTCATCTGGCGGATGATGCTTGCCTGAGCAGCTTGCTGGCATCAGCCAGAAGTCACCAGATCTATACAGGATAGATCTTACGAAAGACCTGATGTTATAATCAATGATAAGATTGATTTCATCCAAAAGAGGAGCGAGAATAATATCTTCATCTTTTAGATTAGATGCCTTCTTTTCATCCGAAAGGATGTCGTCAAGTATGTTTGTGTGAAGTTTTTCTTTACCCATTTTTCTCTTCCTTCTTTTTTGGAAACGTCCATTTAGAACATGGCTTATCAAACGGACACGATCTACAGTAGGCTGTTAGCCCTCTTCTATGTGGAAAAATAGTTTCTTGCGAAAGAGATTCGCACCAGTATTTAAACGCATCAAGATCTGCATTTTCTATTTTGAACTCAGTAAAATCTGATTTTTGATTCATTAAATCATAATAACCAATTTTTGCTACGTGCAGTTTGTCAGGGAATCTGCTCTTAAAACCCATATGCATAGCCGCAAAGTCGACTATATAACTATCTTCATATTTCATTTTATGATTAAAAATCCATTTAACAACATGGACAAAACCATTCTTATAGAATATAAGATCAAATTTATCTTTTATAGCTACATCAGGCGTAACAAAACAAATATACTCTTCATCTATTCCCATTGGAATAATATCTTGTTCGCTAAAGTTCTCTATTAGTTCGAGCAAAATAGAAGCTGCTTTTGTTGTTAAACTTGCCGTGTTTCCATATGCTGTTTCATGTTGCTCATGTATTATTTCATACGTAGACGAACCTCTTGGAAACCAAAGTTTTTCCCATCTGTTTAAAAGAGACGAATAAGATGGAGTAATTCCCGACTGCTTCTTATAAAAGAAGTAATGAACAATACTTTTTATTGTGTTCTCAAATTTAATAGATGACAGTTGTCTGCCCCCTATTGTTTCTGGAAGTGCTTGTATATGTCTGTAATCATATAGACGTTCGCATGTTTGGAAATCTTTTAATTGCGGTATTGTTATGTGCAACATTTCTACATTATATTGATGCTTGACATCAATTCCTCCATGTTGTTCGAATCAATTATTTTTGAGTACGACTCAGAAGTTATGGGTTCATATTCAACATACTTTTTGTGCTGATCTATGTATCTGACTAAGGGCGAGTTGTATACGTAGGTTGAACCAGTGATTCTATTCTTTGGAATCTGCAACTGCATAATGTTTTCATCCTCTGAATCATCTCCACTGATTAACTTTTTCTCTGTAATAAAAATCGTCACGGCGCACTTCTGCTGAATCGACAAAGATCCTCCAGTGTCTGACTGTTGGACAACCTCTCTCTTTTCTTTCATTCTATTGGAATTTTCTTGTGCAGTGATGATAAGAACACATTCCATGTCTCTTGCAAGTTTCTCGAGTCTGACCATCATCTCCTCAAACTCTCCCCATCTAGGCTTTCCCTTCCCACTAGATCTAGTGAACATAGATTGAATGGTGTCAATGACAATTACATCTGGGATCAGCTCCGAATGACCCATTATGCTTCTTAGCCACTTTTCTAGATCCTCAAAATATGGAGTATCAGGATCATGTCTTACCATGAATCTCTCACCCCATTCACTGAGCTTCTGCTGAAACTTTCCTAAGTTTTCTTTTCTTTCTTTTTCAGACCATTTTGATGCCTCTGCATATACATTCTTCTCTATGATTTGAGTCATAAGGACTCTCTCCCAGTGCGGGATTGCTTCCTCAAAGTTCACGTACAAGACTTTATAGCCAGTGTCAGCCCAATTATTTACAAGGCACTTAGCAAACGTACTCTTGCCCTTTCCTGAACCAGCAATAATTGCATGTACAGCGCCTCTAAAAAAGCCGCCCTCGTCTGTATAGCCCATTGCTCTATTCAAAGATTTATATTGAGTTGGCAGGAAGCTTGGTATCTCTAGCAGGGACTCTGCTCTATTAGATATGTCATTTGCAGTAACCACACTATCGAGTGGGTTAAAATTCAGCTCACTTTCAAGGTTCTTGATTTCTGAAGTTATCTCAGAGATTCTTTCTATTTCTTTTTGAGTCTTTTCTCCTTTTTGGGTCAAGATAAGCTCAAGCTCCTGCAATATGCTGAGCTGCTTGTGTTTATTTGCTCTGTGCTTTATTAACTGGGTTATGGACTCATGATCTGATACTTCTAGATTAAGAAGTATTTCCATCATGGTATCTACGCCAACTGAACCACCAAGACCTAGATGTACATCTGTTTCAGATTCTAACCAAGCTTTAAATGCTACTGGATTTACTGTATCGAGTTTAGTTACATGATGATATGAAAGCAACGCTTTATAGAATTCGTTTATTCCAATCTGGTTAGTTGGAATGCCTACAACTTCTTCTGGAAGATTCGCATCAAAGAACTCTATTGAACCAGAATTTCTAAGTGCAAGTGCAAATACCTGGTATTCAATTGGATACTGAGGAGATTCAGTCTGGGTCTCTTCTGACATTTTTTCTTCGCTCTTTCAATTGCTTGTAGTACTTCTTGCTGTTCTCTGATCTTATCTTCTTGGCCTTTTGGTAAGAAGGATTATCTTTGATGCTGGGCTTTTTAAACTTTTTTTGTTGGTCATCTGACACGGGGTTTTGCCTGATTGCAAACAGTATTCTATCATAGACCACATCTTCTGATATGTTGTCATTATATCTGAATACAACTAGTGCTATTCCCTGCTCTTTGCAGAGAGCTATCTTCTTATCATCTCTTTTTTGCGCTTCCAAGAAAGCGTCTTTTGATTCGAAGAATAAAGGACTGTACTTAAAATGTTGTATTCCATGAAACTCAAGACCAAGTTTATATTTTGGACAATAAACGTCAAGCTTAAGCCTATCACCAATGTGGTGTTCATTTATAATATTTTCTCCTGGTAGAAGCTTTTTGACTACGCTGGTCAATATTGTTTGACCCTTGGACATCTTTCTTCTGTGATCTTTTATCCAAGATAAACCGAGTTTTTTCAGTGTTGAATTAAGATCATTTAGAGAAATGTCCAAGGTTCTTGCTATATCGGCAAGAGACTTGTCGGTCTCAAACAATAGATGAGTTAGATATTCTTTATCTGAAAGCTCATCTTTTCTATTTCTTTGAGTCATTTTGCTTCGCCGCATTCTTTACGACGTTCAAAGTTCTACCCAAATCAAGAACAGAAAGGTTCGTATTCTCCCAAATTCTTGGAGCAAGAGCAGATCCAAGCATCGGGCAATCGAGCACGCAGAGATACGCATCTTTTTCGTACTCTTTTACCTCTGCAACGATTGCATCTATTCTTGAATAGAAGTCATTATATGGAACATTTATGAATTTAGATCCATGAGAGAAATATCTACTTATGTACGATTCTCCCTGGAATGAAACTACAACTGAGTTTGTATTGCGTACGTACCAATTCATAAATGTCTTGAAGATCTCGATGTTGCTAGTTACATAATACTCTAGAAATGCCGGATCATAAACCTTATCTAGCTTTACTCCTAGCTTTTCTAGCTTCTGCATTGAAGAACTTGCGAGGTCGTTTTGGATTGCCTTTACGAAGTTTGGATCCTTTTTCGTGAGCCCATCAGAAACTGCTTTAGCAAACTGCTTTGGTGGTTTCTTTTCATCGTTTATTTCACCAAGAACGGAAAGAATTGCAGACCTAGTGTAGGTAACAAATCCAAACTTCTGCTTTGTTTCAAGCAAATATGTGACATGGTTTATGGTGTCTTTTGCGTTGAAGGTTCTCATATTCCGAAATTTCCCCAGTTGATTAGAGTAGGATTGGGATCCACTATTGATTGGATATGGTTAATATTATGGAACTCGCCTTTATCAAGATTCATATATCTTACATACTTGTTTTGCTTATCGTCATCATTGACATAACCCAGGTGCTGCATTATGAGGCCTGAATTAAACCAATAATTCTTTCTTCTTATGTCGTCAATTACATATGTTGGTTCAGAACCACACGCTAGTTTTCTATCTAGGAATTGACCATCTAGCTTGAATCTAAAGATTCTTGAACTATTATTTGGCGCCCAAAGCTTGTCTACTCGATATTGAGTATCGTTCCACATGTGATAAAAACGGACATTGACTACATCATATGGAGACTTCATCAACACAGATGAGATATTCGCGTCATCGATGTCATTTACGTTGTAGAGCATTTCATCGCAGTCTATTGCGATGATCCAATCGCCCTCATTCGCATGCTTTTCTAGATTCGACCAAGCTTTTGCTCTGAGTAATCCCTCGTTATATGCGAATAGTGGCTCGCTGTTTCTGTAAACCGAACAGTAACCAGAGGCTATTTCTGGTGTTTGATCGTCTGAACAGTCGTCGGTAAAAACAATGTGATCGACTTGTGACTTGATTCTCTTGAGAACATTCTCCAAGAATCTAGAGGATTCGTTTCTTCCTACCATTTGTGCAATAATCATTGCGAACTCCTAAAAATGAAAGAGCCGAGGCTAGGTGACAACTAGTGACACCCAGCCTCGGCACCCGATCAGTTGGCTAGCTTGTTGATTTCTTTCTGGGCCTGAGCCGAAGAAATACGCTCAATATCAGTTGCGCGGAAGAGCACCTCACCGGAAGCGTTGCGGCGACCAGTGGCGACCTTCTCGGCCTCCTGCTTGTTCTTGGCCTTCACCAGCACGGTTGTGGTGACTGCGAAGTAGTTGAACTTATTCTCTGACATTGTATTTCCTTCCGTTATTTTTCTGATGGATATGTACTGGATATGTATTCTACAGCCTCTTCCAGCGAAAACGCAAGTTTTGTGGCGAGAAATCTGAGATATATTCTATGTGATATTTCGTTGGCAGCCCATACGACAATCGGTTGATTGTGCAGATGAGCCCAAGTGATTTCGTAATCTGTTCCGATATATGCGCGGTTTGGTATCGTATATTCAACAAGTATAAGATCACACTTTTTTTGTAGAAATGTATTCTTTGCAACTATTTCTTTTGGATCACAATCTTGCTCTTCAAGAGCATAGTCAAGTGGATTGACAGCCTTGAAACCTGCGTTCGAAAGCATTTGTGTAGCCTCATTCCTCCACGAGTACTTATAGTCATCAATGTCTTCTATCGCTCCGGATAGGAACACTCTAGTTTGCATTTATATTCCTTTTATACCGGCCAATGATATTCTAGATTATCTGGATCGTCGAAGTATTTTGAGTAGTAGAAAAAATCTTTTCTCAACAGATTTGATCTGTGAGACTTATGAAATAACTCTGAGCCAAACCACGGCGGCATGACTAGTGACTTGTATTCTACTTCTTCAAATAACATGTTGTTCTTGTATCCTCTATCAAGCCATTCTCTAATGGTATAGTTCTGATATAGTTTTAGTGCTTCTTCATATCCAGTCCACATACGAGTGACTGGATGGTTTCTCCAGCCTTTCGTAGGCGTTCTGTCGAGTAGTATATTAAGAACTTGAAATGTTTCAACACGTTGTTTTCCTAGTCTACGATAATCTAATACTTTTACTGACTCTTTTAGATCTGGATATGGAAGAAATGTTTGCACTACTTATCTTTCTTGAACTCATCAAATGTCTTGTCACCCACACCAAAGTACTCACGTGCGAGGCCAATAGACACTATATCAGAATTAAGGCAATTGCCGTTGGCATCCCAAACTCTAGCTAAGACTCTTCCATACTTTTCATTCTTATCAATGATAGTTTCTATCTTGACTTTGTTGTTTGCTTTCTTCAACCATTGATCAGTGAATTCTTTTGCTGCAAGACCCATTTTCTTTTCTTCTAGATTAGAAGTCCTACTCTCTGGAGTATTTATTCCATAAAGTCTTACTCTAGCCTTTCTAAATGTATCAAAGCCAAGATCAATCATGATATCAAACGTATCTCCATCAACAACTTTTTTGACTTCTGCATTATATATCCATGGATTTAATTTATCTGTCATATAATTCCTTTTGTTGTTATGCGTATTAGATTATAGCAGTGATGCAATTTTTTTTCCAACCCAAGTAGCAACTGGTGCTGCAACACCATTACCACACTGTCTATAACGCTGTGTATCTGTTTGTCCATTTGTCCAATTATCTGGCCAGCCCATCAATCGTTCACACTCAACTGGAGTAAGACGACGCACTGTTGTATCTATACCCACTGCGTGACCTCCACCCTCACTTCTAAGTGTAGGCCATGCAGTTTCCGATGGCTGTGGGTCCAAACCTTGAATATGACTAAATGCTACTAGCAATGTTTCACTTCCACCACCAAGATCACCACCCTTTGCCCTAACCGTACCAACCCCCTCTCCATATTGAGCGCGGCTTGTTCCAGTAAAAGGTTCTGTTATTAAACGTTTTTCTTGGTTTAAGGCAGTGCTTTTTGTATCACTGCATTCAGAGCGGTATGTAGTCTCTTTGGTAGTGTCTTTCCTCTTCTGTTTGCCCTTCTTAATATCCCCTGGCAAGCTTTCGGTGACAGGTAATAGCGGGTTGGGACATCTATTTGCGATTGCAGGATCAAAGATAGCGATGACGAATACTCGCCTTCGTCGTTGGGGCACTCCAAAGTGTTGTGCATCCAAGACTGCCCATTCAATGACCATCGCCCCTGCTTCAGCCATTTCATTGAGGACTTCCCCAAAGTCAGCGCCTCCGTTGGAAGACAAGGCTCCTGCGACGTTTTCCCAAATAGAGATTCTTGGGTATTCATTGTTTGTTTCCTTTCGTAGTTCTTTAATAATTCGTATGCCTTCATAAAATAATCCTGAACGTTCTCCGCTTAATCCTGCTCGTTTTCCTGCAACAGAAAGATCTTGACACGGGCTGCCCCATGCAATAACATCTGGCAGTTGCCCATGCCTAAGGATTTCTTGAGCAGTAAGAGTACTGATGTCACCCCATTTTGGAACATGTGGCCAGTGATTATTAAGAATACTAATAGCATGTTTATCCCATTCACATTGGTAGATAGTTTTCATGCCCGCAACTTCTAACCCAAGATCAAATCCACCAACACCTGAGAATAGTGACAATACATTTTTCTTCAAAATTAATCTCTTTCTATTCCTATGTAATCGCATGCTTTGCGAAATATTGCTTGACTTGTTTGGAAGTATGAATCAGCGTGACTAAATCCCTCTCCAGGCTTTGGCGATGACGCGTGCCAGCTGTGACCAATAGACACGCTTCCGTCATAGACTACGTTATAGCCAAGATGACGGGCGAAATAAGAACACCACGTTTCTTCATAATAATGAGGGGTCGGAAGAAAAGCACCGATAGCATCTGGATACATCTCTCTGTATTTTTCATTGTTGGTCAATGAATTCCAAACATCTCTTCTCACAAAGTATGCAGATCCCGAGACGGTTACGCAGGGAATTCTATCTCTATACAACTCGTCTTTTGGATCCATCTGTCTCCAACCACGATGTTTTGGAGCAGTATTTGTTCCAACGATACCGGCGTGAGTAATTCGTCCTGATTCATCTCTTTGCTTTGGCCCAAGAATGTGGATGTCTGGATCCTGATCAAAGATAGTATGTATTCTTAGTATGTCTGAACTATTGAGCCAGACATCGGCATTTAACAATCCTATTATTTCTGATTCACTGTTTGCAGCCATCATATTGCACGCGGCAGAATACCCAATGTTTTCATTTTTCCAGCATGCAGATACTTCATATCTTCCTTGCTCGATGACGGATTTCTCCAGCCACTCCCAAGAGTTGTCAGATGAATCATTGTCGGAAATGTACAGGTCCCAAAGTCTAGGAACTGTATCTAGATCCGAGTGAAGACTGTCCATCAATCTATTGAGCATGGTTTTTGTATTGTAGTTGACTACACAAAGATCTATCATATGATGCTTCTTTTTGAAATCGTTATCTCAAATGAGTCAATGGGGGAGAACCCCATGAGCAATAGATCTTCATACTCTTCTTCTGCCAATACTAATGAATCTTTAGTAAGAAAAAACTCCTTGAGTCTTTCAAGGCATTGATCAGTATCTACGTTTGGTTGATCAACCTCGTGCACAAACTGGTTAAAAGAATCAAAAGATCTTTTTGAGACATATCCTATCACCAGTCCAGCAATGACTAAACCAATAGCTATTTTCAATTCTTTACCATTCATCATTAGATCCATCTGCCGATCCAACAAATATGTTTTCGAACGCTTCGTTTATCTTGTTTAGTATCCTAACAATATTTTCTCGCTCGATCTCATTCTTTACTGACCTAAGTAAGTCGGCATAGGTTTTTTGTATGTGCATGAATGTATCGATTTCATCCACAAAATAAGACTGGTTTGAACTGAGCTTTATATTTACTTTTTTCTTTTCGTTTGTTTTCTTACTCATCTTGCTTCTTCTCTTTTATCTCTGCGTTTTGCACTTCTTCATCTGGGAGCTTGTATACAGCTATGTTTTCTGTATCTGGCTCATAGCTAACGAATAATACTCGCTTATCTTCCAATTTGCAACCCTCTGGTGGAGCTGATTCCAAGGCTATTTTCTTGGAAGCAGATCCGTAAACCTGACTTGAGTTCTTGTACATTACAATATAGTTTAGCTTACCAGCAGCCATTATCTTCCCAAAAGTGCATAGAGTGAAACTGGATATATGTCCTTCATGAGTTCATGGACAGCTTTTGCATACTCTTGAATCTCAATCTGAGAATCCTCAGATAGTCTTTGATTCAAGAAAAGCGCAGCGGACTGAAGACTGCAGGACCACCTATAAGATAGATACATGCCATATGCAGGAAGAAATAGTCTAGCCTGTTCTGGCGCAATACCGTTCTCAAGTGCCATATTGTATAGAGACTCACACTTATCGACTAGTTCGCTCAACTCAGTTGTGAGTAGAGATCCAATCCAAGAGCCAGCTATGCCAGCTGATCCCTGCTTTTTATCCTCTGCTGCAAGTCGCCATTGCTCTGAGCTTGGTATGTAGAATTCTGGTTCCATTGTGACATATCGTCTAGATGACTCATTCCACGCATCCATTGTGTGGTCAGAGCCTACGACATACTTCCAATGCTGTCTTGCCACCATCAATGGCGCGTAGAATTCAAAGGTCAAGAATGCATGTCTAAAAGGCGACATATGATTCTCTCTTGCCAAGAAGTCAATGAGTCTCGCATCACTCTTCGAGAACTCAACTGACTCCTTGGCAAAGGAGGCTCTTGCTGCATTGACTATGGAAAGATCAGACCCCATGTGGTCGACTAATCTCACATAGCCCTTATCGAGTACGTTTATTTTGTTGTTTTGTTCCATTGGACAATTATATCACTTAGGCTTTTTGTGCGTTGTCCTTTACGAACTTGATTTCACAGGAGTCTGTTGACTTACCTTTTGTTTTTTGCATGAACATGTTTCGCAGTGTCTTCTATCCCAAGCTCGTTGAATATTTGTCTTATGATTTACTGGCTCTAAATGATCTGGATTTACACATTTTTTTACACTACAAATATGGTCCAAGAATAGGCCGTCTGGTATTTTTCCTTTTATCAATTCATAGACTACCCTATGAGCAACGGTAGATTTGCCATTCCATTTTATCTGACCATACCCAGTTATATGTTCGGCTCCACTCCATATCCAACACCCTTTTGAATCAACGGTATACCTACTTAGTGGATTCATTGGTATTGGACCAGGTGGCTTACCACTTGTTACACATTCAATGCATTTAGATCTTCTGCCATCTTTTTTGACACGTTCATCTTTATAAAAAGAACTAATTGGTTTATCAATTTTACACTGACGACAAAGTCTTGTTTTACTCATGATTGAGATAGTAGCACAATTATTAGTAATAACTACTAACTAGTGCGTTTATTTACTATTTTCAATGACAAATTTTATCTCACAGGACGACGTCGTACAGTATCTTTCGCCGATTGCATCAGCAGCTAAACCGCCATACACTCCTGTAAGGTCAATTGGAAACAACTTCTTAGAATTCTCTAAGTAATCTTCCTCTGATATTTGTGTATACGGCATCTGTGGGTATGTGTCATTACCACTTGGTAAGAATGACACAGTCTTTAGCTGACCATCATACATGTGCAACACGGTCCCAACGTGCTGTGCTTCTGTATCTTTATCAAAAGATATGGTTACAGAAACAGAGTTATCTGACCAGTATCTTTGAACAGCTGCGGCAAGCGCCATCTTCTCAAAAATAGTGACATCTCTTTCTGCTCTTGCTGAATTAGACTTGATCGGAAAGTAAACAACAGATGTTGTATCCGGCGATTCAGATGCTGGTTCAATTCTATAGTTTGCCATCTTAAATAGCGGCAGCATTGGATCATCATTAGAGAATCTAATTGTTCTGTTGAAGAACTTACCACCGGGAGTCCAGTGAACCCCAGGAGACTCACCAGCAAGAATTGAAACAGTGCCCGATGGCTTGACTGTTGTCATCTTGATCGACTCTCTAATGCCCAGCCACTCAGAGTAAAGATTGTCGTATCTCTGCACTGTCTTATAACCTTGGTCCATCCACTCTCTGAGTTTGGGCATTCCGTGAGCATCTGCAAAGTTTGCGACTCCGGACATCGATGTTCCAATTCTGCGGTTTCTCTGCATGATTGCATTTGTCTCTTCCCAGTGAGTTGGAAGCAAAGTAACAGTCTTTGCATATAGGTATGCAAACTTTAGGGTACGCTTGTAGTCGTCTAATGAATCATGTCTTCCAAGGTATGTTTCAACCAGGGTGCAGCATTCATATGACTCGAGTGATTGCTCTGCACATGGGTTATAACCAGCAACTCGATGGTCCTTATTATTTGGCGGATCGCCTAGTCTTCCATATTGACGAGAAAGATCCATCCAAAGAACTCCTGGTTCTCCGTTTCTTGCGATACCCTCGACAATTGGAGTCAGATCAGTTCCAACGGCAACTTCCACTGAGTTGTTTGACATCCAACCCCAACCTGGTGCATCAGCGCTGTATGAGTTTCTTTCTGGGAATCTTTCTGCGTTCTTGAGGTTCAAGAAATCATCATCGTCGATTCTTCCAACCAAAAGCTCTGCTGATCTGCGCACATTGCCAGATACAACGCAGACTCCAATGAGATTGCCGATATCAGCTATATCTTTTCTCGTGAGTTTTTCACCAGCTCTGCCATCAAATATCTTTCTGATATAGACGTGCAGTTTTCCAAGTGGCTCATGACCAGCTGCAACTCCACCAAATGTTTTGATTGGAGTACCGGATGGTCTTATCTGCGAGTAGTCAAAATGAACCTCTGTTTGATCAGGCTTTAGATAAGAGTTGAGTAGCATTGACATGGACTCAACCCAGCCCTCTCTGGTGTCTGGTATCACGTAGGGATTTGTCGTATCATTTTTTACTGGGGCAAATATCGGGAAATCTTTATCTGCACCCTTGTCATCAAATCCAACACCAACTCCAAGCATCGATGCTTCCATGAGAAATGCGAATGGTTTGGATGGGTTATTTTTATTCATATCAGCAGTAGAAACGAATGCGCAGTTCTGCAGAGCAGCAGAGTTCTTTTGTATGTTGACAATGTGCGTACCCATTGCCCAAAGACCACGACCTGGGGGAGTCCACTTAAGGTTGTAAAGTCTGTCAAAAGCCTCCTTAGCTGAGGCCTGAGCCTTTACGTCATTCCATGGAAGTCTATTTTTCTTGCAATGGTCCTTTTGTAGAGAATACATTCCGTTTATTACACGCTCGCATACGTCAGCCCATGTCTCTTTTGTGCCGTCTTCTTTTAGTCTTGAGTATGTACGAAGAAACGTTATTTCTCCAACTGAGTTACCAGCTGCATCCGTATAGCCAAATGGCGGCTTTTTATCCTTAAAAGATGATACAAAGTCATCACTTAACTTGAAGGAAAACATGGATGGTTTGGCTACCTCCAATGGCATTAGGTCTGGGTTTCCATTTTCTATTTCTACTGACATTGCAATCTCCTATTTGATGGTCTTTACGTAATTTGAATTGGTTTTTTGTATCTCTGCTTTTTTGATCTTTATTATTTGATCGACTGAATAAACCTTGTAGATTTCCTTCTCAATGAAGTAACCGCTTCTCCAATTTAGGACTTTATCTATTCTTGAATTGTAGTTAGTAAAGAGGTTGCAGATAACTGCGCCGCCATAAATTCTAACTAAATTAGTTATTTTTTGTATAGCATCGTCTTTTTTCTGCTGGCTAGAGAACTTTTCTCTTTCGAGTCTTTCATATATCCAGTTAAAAGCTTGTCTGGTAAGTGGCGGTATATCAATATGGTTGAATATACCCTCCTTAAGAATAAGAAACCTATTCTTCTCTATCTCTATATCATTTTTTACCGTTTCTTTGAACAGCGCAAACCAATCTCTCTCATTGAACTGTGCCCAGCCAGATACCCAAAACAACAATACAAAGTTTTGCTCTGGTATTGCCGCACTGTTTATAACAGGTGACAGGCACGCGCATGCTACAGATTTCTTGACAAATTCTTTGGCCTTTTCTTCCCCAAGCTTCTTGCTTTGTACTGACCAAAGTTGTCCAAGCTTATCTTGCCAGTCTGCTTCGCCAAGATAAAGCGTAAGATACTTATCTGCTAGTTCAACTGTAAGAGCATTGTCCTCAACGAGCTGCTCCATAAGTTGTATAGACATACCTAATCCTCTTTTGCTCTGTAAAAACTCATAAACTGTGTATAATAATCAAAATCCCGCCCCAAAAGAGGCGGGAAGTTGACTTCTCATGGCTGCTCATTATAGCAGACAGAGGCTGTAGCTAGACTATTTTTTAGTTTACTAAAGAGCTTTTGCCGAGGCGAGACCCTTGTACTCATTGACCTTATATCTGCCGTAGTCAGATGCTGTATTTGCCTGACCATAACCAGACTTAAACACTGCAGTGCTTGCAAGGCCAGCGTACTCATCTGGCCTGAAGAGGCCAAACGATGAGGCTGCACCTTGCGCCTCTGTTCTTGGACCGTGTCCATATCCACTCTTAAACACTTCTGCTGAAGTTACTCCATCAAAAAAGTAGTTGCTATAGAGCGCATAGGCATTAACTCTATCAGCAGCGTGGCCATATCCACTGGCAAATACCGCTGCACCAACTAGACCCTTGTATTCCTGTGGCCTAAATCTTGCGCCATCATATGTAGCCTTGCCATCAGGGAAAGTTCCAGATAGCGGATGGACGTAAAGTGTTGTGCCATTGAAGAGCTGTGATAGGAATCTATTGCCTGGGAACTGGCCAGTTCCTGGTGCAAAGTGGTTATCGGGTGCACCATCGAGAACGTGGCTGGTGCTGAACAGTGGATAAAATGAATAGGTTCCTGCCGTACCCTTGTACGGGTTGACCATCTCATTTGAATTACGGCCCTTAAGAACCGGCCTACGACCCACATAAAAAGTAGCCATTTAATCACTCCTTATTCGAGATATATATTAATAGTAAAAAGAAAACTCAACTTTCACACATAATTGATAGCTAGAGATTGTAATCTGCCTCAACTATAAGATCTGATAGAACTGGAGGATTGTTATCATCGAGCATATTTAAAGTCGCCTCGATAAAGACATGGTTTGAAGCGCCTGGGTTCGTGAGGGTGTATGTTCCGCCACTTGGATAGAAAACCCTGTGACTAAAAGTATCCGAAAGAAGAGACTGAGATACATTATATATCTTTGGAGATACATTTAGAACTTCGTTTATAGTCTTGCCTGTTGGGGCATCAAATCTAATGAATGTTTTCCCAGAGGAAATGAACTTGTCATATCTTATGTCGATGTCCGATAAGCCATATGTATAAACATAGGCATTGTTTTCCTTAATGTAATTTCTTTGTCTTAGAAGGATTCTAATTGCTGTTATTGGCTTTTCTGCGCAATAAAACTTCAATGGGCCAGAATTGACAATTGTATCAGATCCAACTGTCGACCATCCACCAGGAGGAACCTTGCCTATTGCATCATACTCGCCATCATACAAAGCATAATTGAACGGGAAATAACCGTCTCTGTCTGTCATGGATGGGCTTGGCGCAGTAGTATATTCAATCTTTACTACGTCAACTCCGCTAGCTGGATATGGCGACAGACTTACTGAGTTTGTAAAAGAACTTCCGATGGAGCCAGATGGTATCTGAACATAGAAATACATGCTAACACCCAAGGGGTGGGCTTCATTGAGGATGACGTTTCTTCTCCAAACCTTATCTGGTTGATTTAGAAATGCGTACTGAACAGGAGTAGTGTCAATCAATGCAGAGTTTCCATCTCCACCAGCTAGGTTGCCATCTATTTTTGTCTTCAAAAAATCTGGAATTATCTGCCCCTTTACAGAGTTCACAAACTTTACTTTTGAGTGCGAAGATCCAGTAACTGGGGGAAGGGTTATGTGATTGTAATAATCGTTGAATTCCAAGGCATTTGCGGCTGATATGGCATAGCTAGTAGAGACGAAAGGAGAAAGATCAATCTGAGTCTTCTTGTGTATCGAAAGCTGATTGGTATTTGCACTTTCTATGTTTCTAATTCTATCTTTCAGATCCATGAGAGCAGATGTCAAGAACATATTTTCTTTTACGATTCTCTCTATGATTTCGCCTATCTTCTTGTCAAGCACCCCGTACTTATTGTAGAGATAGACTAAGTCCGCGTAGTTCTGCTCAATTCGCTCATTAAAATCAGTGCTTGATATTGGGCCATGATACTGAATTGGCTTTTTTTGAGTATAGATAAACTCAGACATTTTGTCTCCTAATTATCGTCTTTGAGGGCACCTTCTATGATGTCCAATTTCCTATTTAGTTGAGAAATAATTGCAGCATTGAGCTGCGGTTTGTTAAATTTTAACACCTGGTTATAGTATGGAGTAGCTGATTCAACTACATAATCATCAGCGTCTTCGTCCCATGATATATATTGGGAATAGATAGTCATCGACATTCCTTCGCCCACATATGAATCAGGAGTAGCGAGGTTCATGTCGTTTCTTGACATTTCACTTGAAAGTTCTATCATATCTTGAAGATATTCGGTTTTCTTATCAAGTCTATTAATGTCCATTAAAAATTGATCAGACGTAAGATTTATCACAGCAGAGCTTACTGGTCCCTTATACACTAGGCGCTGCCTAGACAAAAGGGGTTCAAATATAGTTTCTCTTTTGTTGCTCTCTGAGTATGATGTAGCCATTTTTTACCTAGTGCTTGAACTTAAGGGTGTAAGATATTATTGCAGGCGAAGAATAGCTATCGTCGCCCCTGAGCAGATCTGCTCTGACTCTAACGAGGCTAAATCTACTTTCATTATTTGAATAATAGTAGACTCTACTGCCTTCTTTTAGTTCTTCGGTTCTTCTGTATACAATTTCCTTATTGTTTTCCCAGTCTATTATGGAAAAGACATTGTCAAGATTTGAATGAATACTTCTTAGATCTTCTATTTTAACATATGATAGATAGTTCTTGTATACCCTTGCATTTGGTATGTCAAGCAAAGACAAACCTTCCATTAAAGATATCGTTCCATTGAGGGAACCTTGAACTCCATTTGTGTCATTTGTAGATCTATTGATCACAATAACTATTGAGTTTTGTCCTGCATTAAAGTTCCAGGTTATCGAGGAAGATAGAACTCCTGGAGAGAGACTGCCATTTGTTGATACCTCGATTCCATTTAGGTAAACATCAACATCCCAATACTGAGCTGACAGTGACTTCAGAAAGTTTCTGGTCACTGAAAATGGTTTTTCCAAGAATATATTAGTTCTTATATAGATGCTTCCATATCCAATGTTTGCCTGATAAAATTCTTGAGTTGGGGCAACGGTATTATAAGAAGTGCTGTAGACTATGTCGCTTCTTCTCCCAGAGAGAACCTGCTGCCAAGTTGGCCTATCCAGAGATGTGCCAGCAACATAATATACTTCTATTTGATTTTTATCGACGCTTTCCAATATGTATGGCTCAAAAGGAGTCGAAGCTTTTGGAAATTTAGCTAGTCTGTAGAGACTAAAGTCTCTTGTCGTTTCATCATTTTGATAGAAATAGTTCCTGATAGGATTGCCGTACTGCTGAGTCCTTGGAATTTTCGTCATTGCTGCGTAGGTTGAATCTATGGATGTTCCGGTTTGCTCTACTAATCTAGATTCAACCAATTGAGTGCCATCAAATGAGACTAAACTGTTTTCCTTTGGGTTGTTTATTGAATATGGGGACACCGGAATCCACGCATACTGACTAATATCCCTTGGTATACCATCATCTGCGGCGATGTAATAGTTTATTGACGTGCCTTTTGGTATTTGATCTTGTGCGTCAAATTGAACTTTGTCGATCGATAAGTTTGGATTCTGTGAACTTGGTAGTCCTATTGGGCCACTAACATATATGCCAGTGCCGCTGTAGAATGGAGCTGCAATTATTAGCTCATCGATTCTAAAATCGTATATGTATTCAGTTTGTGATCCATCAGTATTGACATAATCTGGTTCAACTTTTACTAGATACAACTCTACAACAGAAGCTTTAGTCGTACTAAAGCTAAAAGAAAAGTTATCATAGTCTGTAGTGCTACTCTTGGTTTTATATATTGACTTTGATCTGTCTATCGGGTCAACAACTAATATCGATGTTTCAACTGGTTTTTGAGATTTTATTTTACCCTCAACTAGTGATATTCCATTTGTTTCTGAATTATATAAACTTACAGGAATTGAGATCTTAAGTGTACATACTCCGATTGTAGAGGACTTGAACTTATAAGAAAATTCTGTGTTATTTAATCCATCAAATGCATTTGAAATATCAACACTCAATTGAGAGACTTTTGTCTGCCCATCGAGGTAGGCATCCAGTGTTGCGGTAGATGTCTTATTGAGCACATTGCCAACGTAATTGAATAAGTCCGAATTTTCCCTAGGAAGAGATACTTTTCTTCCTAGGGTATCTACAACCGCTGTAGTTTTTTGTATATCTACGTTGTTAGTATTATTGAAAGCTTCTGTATAAGCGTAGTAGAAACCGTTTGTATTGTTTATGGAAAACAGTTTGTCGTCTACATTCTTTTCCAGCTCAGCTCTCCTCGATCTTAGGTTGTCCATTCTGAACTTGAACGCAGAAATTACTTCATACATTTTTTCCATCTCATCAAAATAGTTGTCGTACAGAACATCTATATTGAATCCGGTATGAACAAGTATTCTATTCAACTTTTCCTGATCGATGTATGAACTTGCATTGAGATCTCCATATGGAACTGGCAACGATTCTCCTGGCACAAACCTGGAAAAGTATCTGCCAAACAGAAGGGATACTTCCTGCAGAGATGGCTCTGAACCAAGAGAATAATATATCTTATATATAGTCTCTAAAAATCTTCTTTTTTGGGTGGTTTCTATTGACATGATTACCTGTACCTAGTTCCAAGTCTATAGTAATAAACAACTGGCGTCCCGTTTGTCTGCCTGTTTTTCTTTATGTCTATTTTCACTACTACAGAATTTATTGGATTTGGGACTCCTGCATCATTTCCACTATTTAGATACATGACCTGAGGAATAGTTGCATCATTGGATACGTTTTGGTTAAAAGCTATTATCTCTGGCACTCCCGTATAGTTTCTTTCAACTGGCTGTATAGGGTAGAATGTCGTTCCCCCATCGACACTGACTTGATATATGATCGAGGGCTCATTTGGATTTGGACTGTAATCCTCCGCATAGATGCTGAGGAGATCTAAGTTGCCAGATAGCAGGAACGGCTTTGAGACCATTTGTGCTGAATTTTGGTAAACCTCTTTACCAAAGGATATGTCTCTTATCCCAATACTTGCTCTTTTAGCTTTTAGTTCCTCAAAATTTCTTTTTGCGACTATTTGTGTTGTCACTCTTTTTGCAGCTTGCTCAGTAACTTTTGAAACTTCCATGTTTTTTTCCGTGGCTGGATTGAGCGCCTTTACGCAGAAGAAAAATGACTTGGATATATCAGTTGATGCCACAGTTGGATATTGAGGTATAGCAAACGAAAATTGCTTTGTACTTCCAACACTAGAAACTTTGAATGTTTCTTTCACCTCAAAGCTATTGGATCCACCGAGATCTTTGAACCCCCTAATGTAGACATAGTCATTAACAGAAAGTCCATGGGCTGAGCTGGTAGTCATTGTCGCAACAGATGACGAAACCTGTACATTTGTCAATCCTATTTGCAGTGATTCAAGTGGGTTTACTTTTCTTGGGTCCACTAAAACACAGGGCGATGTAGATGGAGACAGAAGTATTCTGCTTCTTATTGAATTCATTCCTTGTACATCTGGATAAAGACTTGCATATTCTTTTGTTGTAAAGAGATCGATATTTGTATCGTTATCTCTCTTATACCAAAAGAACTCATTCATGACTGCTGCTGCAACTCCATATGATGACTTGTTTGGCTCAGATATTTTAAGCTGCCATTTAGTGGCGCTAGAAAATTCAGTAGTATACGATACTGGAACGACTTTATTATCATTGGCAGCAGATTTAAATTCTGTAGGCTTGTTGATGTTTGGCACTAATCCGAGCTTATCCCAAGTTGGGTTTTGGTTTATTGTGTTCAGCACTGACTCAGGATTGAATCTAACTTGCCCATTCCATTTCGTATCTTTTCCGATTTCGTATGGAGTCCAGTACGCATGTTTAATTACCACATCTTTGAATGCCGACTGCTCAAAAGTCACATATATTTTGTTAGCTCTGGTCTCAGCAAATTTGAAAACAGCCTTATTGACGTAAAAGTTTTTGAAATTGTTTATGTTCTTTTGAGATATATCTGATGCTATATAAGCAGGCTCATCTTCTTTAATGAGCTCAAGAGTTTTATTATCTTTTTGGTTGTACAATTTTATTGATGTTATCTTTACGTTTGATCCAGCGTACGGAGCTCCGAGAGTTGTCATCCCCGAAGAATGGAGTCACAGAGAAATAATTTAGTATTTCACCATTTTGAGCTGAAAGAGAAAATTCCAATGTCAACTTAAGTGGGTTTGATGTATCAAAGTTCGCCCAATTTGTAAAAGTTGATCCATCATGATATTGAAACTCATATTGAGGTCTTGTACTTTGATCGCTAGCAAGAACTTTTATGGCTTCGTACTCAAAGAATGTGGCTGCACTATTATCAATTATCGCCACTTCATTCGATCTTAGTATTTGTGAACTTTTTTCATATATAAATCGATTACCTTCAGGCTCTTTACTGAATAAAAAGTGGTTTCCTTTTAATCCGTTTGACACATCAGCAAACGATACCTGGTTTTTTATTGACTGATTATAATTCTCATTTATCACTTTGACTACAGAGCTAACTTTTTTGGTTGAAACTCTTGGCAGAGCCATATATCCATCTGTCACATCTGGAAGCAAACCAGATGTAACCTTAGTTGGATTTATGTTCGACATATCGTCAAATGAGTCGCCGATATATTCGAGGTCTTGCATTGGGCTTTGTGAGTACATTTCCAATATGTTTATCTTTGACTTTACTCTTGATACAGAATTTTTTTCTGCTTCTATTTGATTTGAAAAGACATTGAATGTATTGACATAATTTGCCGACATGGAGTCAAGCTGATTTGTCATTATATTGAGATCTTTGGTGATAGTTGATATCATCTCGTTGAATGCATTTGACCTGGGAATGTC